GCATATGATCGTGTGGAATGGTTCAGAAACGGTATTAACGGTTTAGGAGAAACTATAAAGTTTTTTGGTGGTAAAATTATTGGCGGCGCTGTTAGAAAGCTAGGAGAGTTTAAAAACTATCTTGGAAGTATCGGCAAAAGCTTCAAAGAAAAGTTTTCAAAAGATATGAAAGATGGTTATAAATCATTAAGCGACGATGACCTTCTCAAAGTAGGAGTCAACAAGTTTAAAGGATTTATGCAAACCATGGGCACAGCTTCTAAAAAAGCGTCTGATACTGTAAAAGTATTAGGGAAAGGTGTTTCAAAAGAAACAGAAAAAGCTTTAGAAAAATATGTGCATTATTCTGAAGAAAATAGCAGAATCATGGAAAAAGTACGTTTAAACTCGGGTCAGATATCAGAAGACAAAGCAAAAAAACTTTTGAAAATTGAAACGGATTTATCTAATAACCTTATAGCTGAAATAGAAAAAAGAAATAAAAAGGAACTCGAAAAAACTCAAGAACTTATTGATAAGTATAGTGCATTCGATGAACAAGAAAAGCAAAACATTTTAACTCGAACTAAAGAAAAAAATGACTTGCGAATTAAAAAAGAGCAAGAACTCAATCAGAAAATCAAAGAATTAAAAGAAAAAGCTTTAAGTGATGGTCAGATTTCAGAAAATGAAAGAAAAGAAATTGAAAAGCTTGAAAATCAAAGACGTGACATCACTGTTAAAGAACTGAGTAAGACTGAAAAAGAGCAAGAGCGTATTTTAGTAAGAATGCAAAGAAACAGAAATGCTTATTCAATAGACGAAGCGAGCAAAGCAATTAAAGAAGCAGAAAAAGCAAGAAAAGCAAGAAAAAAAGAAGTGGACAAGCAATATGAAGATGATGTCATTGCTATAAAAAATAACGTCAACCTTTCTAAGTCTGAAAAAGATAAATTGTTAGCTATTGCTGATCAAAGACATAAGGATGAAGTAAGAAAGGCAAAATCTAAAAAAGATGCTGTAGTAGACGTTGTTAAAAAGCAAAATAAAGATATTGATAAAGAGATGGATTTATCCAGTGGTCGTGTATATAAAAATACTGAAAAGTGGTGGAATGGCCTTAAAAGTTGGTGGTCTAACTTCAGAGAAGACCAAAAGAAGAAAAGTGATAAGTACGCTAAAGAACAAGAAGAAACAGCTCGTAGAAACAGAGAAAATATAAAGAAATGGTTTGGAAATGCTTGGGACGGCGTAAAAACTAAAACTGGCGAAGCTTTTAGTAAAATGGGCAGAAATGCTAATCATTTTGGCGGCGAAATGAAAAAAATGTGGAGTGGAATCAAAGGAATTCCAAGCAAATTAAGTTCAAGTTGGAGCTCAGCCAAAAGTTCTGTAGGATATCACACTAAGGCTATAGCTAATAGTACTGGTAAATGGTTTGGAAAAGCTTGGCAATCTGTTAAATCGACAACAGGAAGTATTTACAATCAAACTAAGCAGAAGTATTCAGATGCCTCAGATAAAGCTTGGGCGCATTCAAAATCTATTTGGAGAGGCACATCAAAATGGTTTAGCAATGCATATAAAAGTGCAAAGGGCTGGCTAACGGATATGGCTAATAAATCTCGCTCGAAATGGGATAATATTTCTAGTACAGCATGGTCGAATGCAAAATCCGTTTGGAAAGGCACATCGAAATGGTTTGGTAACTCATACAAATCTTTAAAAGGTTGGACTGGGGATATGTATTCAAGAGCCCACGATCGTTTTGATGCAATTTCAAGTTCGGCATGGTCTAACGCTAAATCAGTATTTAATGGTTTTAGAAAATGGCTATCAAAAACATATGATTGGATTAGAGATATTGGTAAAGACATGGGAAGAGCTGCGGCTGATTTAGGTAAAAATGTTGCTAATAAAGCTATTGGCGGTTTGAATAGCATGATTGGCGGTATTAATAAAATATCTAAAGCCATTACTGATAAAAATCTCATCAAGCCAATACCTACATTGTCTACTGGTACTTTAGCAGGAAAGGGTGTAGCTACCGATAATTCGGGAGCATTAACGCAACCGACATTTGCTGTATTAAATGATAGAGGTTCTGGAAACGCCCCAGGTGGTGGAGTTCAAGAAGTAATTCACAGGGCTGACGGAACATTCCATGCACCCCAAGGACGAGATGTGGTTGTTCCACTAGGAGTTGGGGATAGCGTAATAAATGCTAATGACACTCTGAAGTTACAGCGTATGGGTGTTTTGCCAAAATTCCATGGTGGTACGAAAAAGAAAGATTGGCTAGACCAACTAAAAGGTAATATAGGTAAAAAAGCGGGAGAATTTGGAGCTACAGCTAAAAACACAGCGCATAATATCAAAAAAGGTGCAGAAGAAATGGTTGAAGCAGCAGGCGATAAAATCAAAGATGGTGCATCTTGGTTAGGCGATAAAATCGGCGATGTGTGGGATTACGTACAACATCCAGGGAAACTAGTAAATAAAGTAATGTCAGGTTTAAATATTAATTTTGGAGGCGGAGCTAACGCTACAGTAAAAATTGCTAAAGGCGCGTACTCATTGCTCAAAAAGAAATTAGTAGACAAAGTAAAATCGTGGTTTGAAGATTTTGGTGGCGGAGGCGATGGAAGCTATCTATTTGACCATCCAATTTGGCAAAGGTTTGGGAGCTACACAGGTGGACTTAACTTTAATGGCGGTCGTCACTATGGTATCGACTTTCAAATGCCTACTGGAACGAACATTTATGCTGTTAAAGGCGGTATAGCTGATAAAGTATGGACTGATTACGGTGGCGGTAATTCTATACAAATTAAGACCGGTGCTAACGAATGGAACTGGTATATGCATTTATCTAAGCAATTAGCAAGACAAGGCCAACGTATTAAAGCTGGTCAACTGATAGGAAAATCAGGTGCTACAGGTAATTTCGTTAGAGGAGCACACTTACATTTCCAATTGATGCAAGGGTCACATCCAGGGAATGATACAGCTAAAGATCCAGAAAAATGGTTGAAGTCACTTAAAGGTAGTGGCGTTCGAAGTGGTTCAGGTGTTAATAAGGCTGCATCTGCTTGGGCAGGCGATATACGTCGTGCAGCAAAACGAATGGGTGTTAATGTTACTTCGGGTGATGTAGGAAATATCATTAGCTTGATTCAACACGAATCAGGAGGAAATGCAGGTATAACTCAATCTAGTTCGCTTAGAGACATCAACGTTTTACAGGGCAATCCAGCAAAAGGATTGCTTCAATATATCCCACAAACATTTAGACATTATGCTGTTAGAGGTCACAACAATATATATAGTGGTTACGATCAGTTATTAGCGTTCTTTAACAACAGATATTGGCGCTCACAGTTTAACCCAAGAGGTGGTTGGTCTCCAAGTGGTCCAAGAAGATATGCGAATGGTGGTTTGATTACAAAGCATCAACTTGCTGAAGTGGGTGAAGGAGATAAACAGGAGATGGTTATCCCTTTAACTAGACGTAAACGAGCAATTCAATTAACTGAACAGGTTATGCGCATCATCGGTATGGATGGCAAGCCAAATAACATCACTGTAAATAATGATACTTCAACAGTTGAAAAATTGTTGAAACAAATTGTTATGTTAAGTGATAAAGGAAATAAATTAACAGATGCATTGATTCAAACTGTTTCTTCTCAGGATAATAACTTAGGTTCTAATGATGCAATTAGAGGTTTAGAAAAAATATTGTCAAAACAAAGTGGGCATAGAGCAAATGCAAATAATTATATGGGAGGTTTGACTAATTAATGCAATCTTTTGTAAAAATCATAGATGGTTACAAGGAAGAAGTAATAACAGATTTTAATCAGCTTATATTTTTAGATGCAAGGGCTGAAAGTCCAAACACCAATGATAACAGTGTAACTATTAACGGAGTAGATGGTATTTTACCGGGCGCAATTAGTTTTGCGCCTTTTTCATTAGTATTAAGGTTTGGCTATGATGGTATAGATGTTATAGATTTAAATTTATTTGAGCATTGGTTTAGATCTGTGTTTAATCGCAGACATCCTTATTATGTTATTACTTCTCAAATGCCTGGTGTTAAATATGCAGTGAATACAGCTAATGTTACATCTAATTTAAAAGATGGTTCTTCAACTGAAATTGAAGTAAGTTTAAATGTTTATAAAGGGTATTCTGAATCAGTTAATTGGACCGATAGCGAGTTCTTATTCGACTCTAATTGGATGTTTGAAAATGGAATTCCTCTTGATTTCACACCTAAATATACTCATACATCAAATCAATTTACTATTTGGAACGGTTCTACTGATACGATAAATCCACGATTCAAGCACGATTTGAAAATATTAATTAATTTAAATGCGAGTGGAGGATTTGAACTGGTTAACTATACAACAGGTGATATTTTTAAGTACAACAAAAGTATAGATAAAAACACTGATTTTGTTTTAGATGGTGTGTATGCATATCGAGATATAAATAGAGTGGGAATTGATACAAATAGAGGCATTATAACATTAGCGCCAGGTAAAAATGAATTTAAGATTAAAGGAGACGTCAGTGATATTAAAACTACATTTAAGTTTCCTTTTATTTATAGGTAGGTGATTTAATGGATTATCATGATCATTTATCAGTAATGGATTTTAATGAATTGATTTGTGAAAATTTACTAGATGTAGATTATGGTTCTTTTAAAGAATATTATGAACTGAATGAAGCTAGGTACATCACCTTTACAGTTTATAGAACTACTCATAATAGTTTTGTTTTTGATTTATTGATTTGTGAAAACTTCATAATTTATCATGGTGAAAAATATACAATTAAGCAGACAGCGCCAAAGGTTGAAGGTGATAAAGTTTTTATTGAAGTTACGGCATATCACATAATGTATGAATTTCAAAATCACTCAGTGGAATCAAATAAGCTTGATGACGACAGTAGCGAAACTGGTAAAATGCCAGAATACTCTTTAGATGAGTACTTAAGATATGGATTTGCAAATCAAAAAACTTCGGTCAAAATGACCTATAAAATAATTGGAGATTTTAAGC